GCCTGGAGTAGCAGCTGCGCCTGGAGTAGCAGGTGATGCTCAGAAAACTACAAAAATTGCTGGCGAACCATTCGTTGCTGGACAACCGCTATCTGAAAAACAGATGTCTGTAATAGAGATGAGTAAATCGATGGGGAATAGTTATTCTCCAGAGGTAGAAGAACAATACAACAAACAGAAAAAGGGTGGTGTCGCTGCTGCGGCAACCGCATCGGCAGGAGTACCTCCTCCACCGAATGTTTCTTCAGCTGGTCCAGCTGGTGGTGGAGAAGCAATACAAAATGCTTCTAGAGCGAATGCAGATTTAAAATCTGAAAAAGAAAGTCAAGCAAATAATATTATCGTTAATGCTCCAACAACAAATAACTCTGGTAGCAATCAGCAGAGATCGCCAGAAATTAGAGCACCATTGAGAAACCAAGACTCAACTGTAAATACATATATCGACAGCAGATATCGATAATGAAAAAAGGGATCCGAAGATCCCTTTTTGTTTGGTCAACTTAGCTGATTATGCTTCGTCAGCAATCTTCTGGAAATAAGACATAACATCATCGTCATTATCGTTGATGTCAACTGCCTTAGACACTGTAACTGGTTTAGCAGCTACAGTAGTAGAAGATGATTTTGGAGCAACATAGTTTTCGTCTTCAGACAAAGCAGCTGCTGACTGAGATGGCATAGCATCACCATTCAAAACATCTGCAAGTTTCTTAGACAAGTCTTCAAAAGATTTGAAGTTCTTACGATCCAAAAATTCTGACAATTTATATGACTTGTTCAGAACATCAACCATTTTCTGTTCATCGCCACCAGCAATTGCGGCAGGATCCATAAAGGTTGATTGATCGTAGTTAGCGTAACCATCTACCTTACGCATACGCAGTTTAAAATCTGCGCCTTCAAATGGATCAAAAACATTAACTGGTTTCTCATCTTCAAAGGTAGGACGTGCTTTGTCCATAATCTTATCGAAGATTTTCTTACCGAACTTAAACAAGCGAACCTGTCCTTCGTTCTCTGGATGCTTAGGATCAGAAACGATCAAAACATTACAGATGTAAGACAACTTACGCTTCTGCTTACGAGCAATTTCCTTGTTAGCATCTGAACCAGAATTCCAAAGTTTAGAATTCAATTCACCAACAGGATCTTTTTCGTTGAGAGTTGTAAGAGAGTTTTCAATGTACCACTTACCAGTTGGACCTTGGAAAGAGTGATTGAAAATACGAACCCATGGGAGTTCGTCACCTTCTACGCGAGGTAGAAAACGAAGTGTGGCTGTACCATTCCCAGCTTTATCAGCTTCGAGTTTCCACATTCTGTCGTCTTGGTAGGATTTTTTGCCACCGCCAGCTTCGGGGTTAGCAATCTTTTCGAATTCGGAAGTGATTTTACCGAAATCTGTGTTGCGCATTTTGCGTAGTGCTTGAATATCCATATCGTATTTCCTTGTATAAAAATGTATTAATGTATTTTATGTATTAGTATTATCGTCTTCATCGTATATGTCAATTTCATCATATGAGTAGTCATCATAATCTTCTTCAACATAACTATTTAGTACTTTCATACCTTTACCTTTTTGGTTTCTGGAATGTTTAACTTTCTTAAACTTACCAGTTACCTCTACTTCGTCTTCAAACCGAAGATCTATCTTGCGATTCATATCAGTGCAACTCTAAAATTTCCTGGTTAAAACTATCATAGACATGTAAAAGACGTTCAGCATTAAACTTAACGAACCCTTTACATTTATCTATTCTAAGGCATTCTTCACCCAAAAGCAAATTTAATTGCGGAGAAACTCTTGCAATGTAATTCACATATGAATTCAAAATTACCATACTTTCTATTGTGACATACCCACCAAGATACAGCTTGAACAACTCTGGGAAGTCGCCACTACTTTTCTCATACAGGTGTTTCTCAGACAAACCTTCTTTTTCAAGATGTAAAGAGATCGCATGCAAATCGTTTTCAAAAACTTGCGATATGCTCTCTTTGCGTTTGTTCCAAGTAGTCAAATTTCGTTCACCCTCTCCTGGTTCATACACAACTTCAGTATTACCGTAGGCAAAGTTAGCAACAAAATACTGAATCACATCTCTCTCAGTTGGAAATTTTCTTGCCAACTTTTCAAAAATAAACCTATCATTGCGAGTATAAAAAGTATCTCTCGCACCCTTTACATGACCACGATTGTTAAACACGTTAAACTGGTTTGTCGTAAAGTGTAACTTCACAGCCATGTACAACTTCCAAACCTTATACCCATCCATAATTAATTACACATCAAGTTTTGCCGTTTTTGGTAAATGTCCGCTGTCCTGAAAATCCATCTTCATTTTTTCCTTGAGCGATTTGTTGATCAAAGATTTGATCTCTTCGGGATCGATAAAATTTTGTTTACAATAATCCAAAATTGCATCGACGTAAGAGCATTTCTTTTCTCTTGCTATCTGCTCAATGTGTAATGAGAAAGATTTAGAGTCTTCAAACACTTTTAAGTTTGGTGATATAAGCATTTGCTGTAGTGATTACCTCATTCAGTTCGCTATACTCTTGCGATTTTTTGTTGTATAATTTCCAGATTGGGGTATCAGGCTGTTCTGGTTTCATTTTTTTGTCAAACATATCAAGATACTTGTCGAACCAACGATCAAGAACTTTTCGTTCCTTAATCAAAGAAACGTGAATTTTCTCCAACGCTACGATATCTCTATCGATGGCGCAAAGGGAAAATTTTTCTTGGTACTCATATTTACTCAGTTCCATAACAACTCCTTTACAATAGTCATAAGACTATTATACTCCACTTTTGAATTAATGTCAAGCACTATTTTTCATACCCCTACTGGTTATAGGGTTACTTCTTAGACACAGACACAGGAGAGGAGTCTGAGTGCTTAGTTGCAGCATAGATAAGACACATGGTGTCACGTGCTTCATATGCGCATTTAATTGCAATCGGGTCTACACCCTTAACAATTCCATTTTCAATATTCGCAGACATCAGGCGATCTTTTTGCATATTGTAGTATGATACAGAAGCAATTCCTGATATCATTACCAAAGTCGCGCAGATTACAAATAAATTCTTCTCAGTCATAACAAACCATCCTTTAAGTTTTTTAATAAGATCCATCATCGATAACTATCCTTATTGTTAGTGGACCAACAGTTCCAATGATCTTTGTCATTGCTGGGTCCATGTCACTCGGATTCTGCACTTCGAAACTGATTCTCCAATGCATAGGGTTAAGTGCAAATGTTACCCATAATCCTGAATATTTTAACCATTTCATTTTAAATCCTTTACTAAGTCGCACAGTCCGAGTTTCTGTGCTTCCTGAGCAGACAACCAAATGTCTTGCGGAGGAAGAAGGGTTTCTCTAATTTTGGCTTCAGTTAAACCAGTCACTTTTTTATAGTGAGCCACCATTCGTTTTGTTGTCAAATCGAATTCTTTAATTGTTGCGAACAATTCATGTTCTTTGCCAAACGCACCCCAAGAATACTGATGCGATAAAATAGAAGTATTAGGTGTAAGAATTCTATGTCCTTGTGTTCCAGATGCGAAAATTAACAACCCAGCAGAAGCAATCTGACCAAGTCCGATTGTTCGAATTGGAATTGAAGATCCACGCATCGTATCAATCACAGCAAAAGCTGCATTCAAGTCACCACCTGGAGAACAAATTATTAAATTAAGTAACTCAGGTGTTTCTTCTGAGAAATTTGTTTCAAGTATCCACTCAACTACATTTCTAGCTGAAGATAGAGATACTTCTTCCATCAAAATAAAAAAACCATGATTAGATTTTTCGTCAGTGAGAAAATCTAAATTCAACTTTTGCATCATGCTCTTTGCCATCAATTACTCCATTAGGGTTTATAAAATATATGTCTACCAATTGTTACTGTTTTTTCTAACTTCCATCTAGGATTTACGTAGTCCGCATGATAGAACAACGCACCCATAGTGTCATCTGTTATACTCTCATAATTTGTATAAACATAAACTGCCACATCTTGCGATTCTTGATAAACTTGTTTCTGTTTATCACTAAAATATTTGTTTTTGTACAGCGATGTTACTTGTGCCTTCGCATCACACCACCATGAAAATTGGCAGGTATTCCTAGTTTTTTGTTTTACTACACCGCAAATTGATTCTTCAAATCCATGCTTCAGTCTATTCAATGTAACCATACCAACAGCAATTTTGCCAGAGGTTGGTTCATAGGCTGACTCAAAGAAAATATTGTCTGCTAAACATTCTACTTCTTGTTTAGCCAAAGGTGTAAGATCAGAATAAGAAATTCCTGTTAGAGGAATCAATCCCTTCCCACTTAGTGAGATCAATGGGGAAATAACTATTACACATAAGAGTAGTATTGTTGTATATAATATTTTTGTATGCATACATCTCCTTAACAGAGAAGAAAGGTATGTGCGCACATACCTTCCAACCCAATGGATTAAGACGACTTCTTGCTAGTTGTAGCTTTAGTATCTTGTGGGATATTTGAAACGAAACCATTTAAGACTTGCGCCTTAGCAATGATATCAGCTTCTACTGGGTAAGCAGGGAATCCTGGATGATCAGGAATCGTGCCTCCATTGATTTTAGCAGATTCGACTTTCGTTTGCCAGTCGTTGCTAATTACTTCACGCTTACCGTAGTATTCCTCGGAAAGCATATCTTTCGCCATCTTGAGAAGTTCAAGACGGATTTCAAATGGCGTAAGGTTTGCCATAATTTTCTCCTTTGTGTGTGTGTTAAAAAAAGATGGTTTTATTGGGATCCACCAACCCACTGTATAATTATTTAGGTATTATTTTTGCTCAACTTTTTTGGCAGTTGGCTTTTTACCCAATTCTTTCTTTGCTTCAGCTTTCTTTACTGGCTTTTCTGCTTTAACAGGTGCAGAAGCAGGAGCAGTAGGTTTCTCTTTAGCTGGTTCAGCAGCGAAAGACAATGATGCAAAAGACATTACGATAAGTGCGATAAGCGATTTCATGTTGTTTCCTTAATATATAATTGATCAAAAAACTTCATTAATGTCGCCACTATAAGTTAGTACAAGAGCCATTGGGCATCGGTCGCTAACATCAAGCAAAGACTTCACTAATATGTAATGGTTTTAAAGAGATCCATTAACTCTCATAATTAGAATGAGTATTTCAGACCAGCGGAGACAGTGCTACCATCTAGACTAGAAATACGACTCTGACCTGCTTGATAACGATAGTCAGCAGTTAGAGAAACTTGTTTGTAGACTGGGTATGAAACACCCACGCCAACTAAACCAGCATAACCATCAGTTGAGTTTTTCTGGTCTACATACGCAACACCAGCTTTAACAGTTACAAGTGTTTTGCCGAAATTAGCAACATCATATGTACCCATCAAAGTATACTTGTTTAATTCAGTACCACTTGAGTAACGATCCCATCCAGCTACGATACCAGTTGTACCGAAACTTTCACCGATTGTCAATCCACCGCCATCACGACTTGAATTACCACTATCGCGACTTGCGTTGATACCTACTTCAACTGCTTGAGCAGATACTGCTGCCATCATTGCAGCTACCAAAACTAATTTCTTCAACATTGTTTACTTCCTTTAAAGTTTAAAAAAATGGTAACTTATTCTGTTACGAGGAAAGTTACCGAAACCCTAAGCAGTGTTTAGGCTGCTAATGCGAACAGTGAGTCGTTTGCGTTTACTTTTGTTTACTTTT